CTCTTGAGAGAATGTCGCTGTGGGTCCAGAATTGATGTTGTTCAACTGGAAAACCCCCTTCGGTGCTTCGGCTTCCTCAGGATTCTCCATAGTATCCAAGAGAGTCGATACGGCGGGAGGGAGTAGCTCCACCGCACGCTTCTTGGCCCCACTGGGAGTCTTCGCGGCTGCGCGGAGTCTCGCTTTACGAGCCTTCTTCAGGGCAGCCCGATACTTCGCCAGATCCTGAAAATCAGAGACCTCCTTCTGGAAGCGGGGATGTACATTGGGAACCTCGTTACTCATTTTGGTGAGATTACCGAGGGGAAGGGGGGCGAGATCTCCAGCCTCGCGACCTCCGGAACGATTCCTTCGGTTTGGACGACCAGCGAGAGTCCCAACTACGTTGGGATTCGCAGGTGTCTGGAGTAGAGCTTGAGCCTTGGATAGGGCTTTAACACTCTGCATGGACGGCATTGCCGCCTTAGGTTTTGGTTGTTGGACCTTTTTGGATCCTCCCATAACTTTTGTCGTGGAGCCACGCAAGTTAAGCGCCGACTGTTCATCCCAGGGTGGTTGCCCACACCCGTGCAGTCTGTAGACATTCCGTTCGATCAAAGGAGTGGTTATCGCCACTAAATGGCGCCTCACTAACCCCTAGACCATCTACTTAAGACAGTATCAACCCCTTCGGGAATCAACTATCCACCATAGATCTTAGTACGCAATTCCAGGAACCGTTCTCGAACCTTCGGGAGTTTCCTCCAAGCGTTTTGGGTGTCTAACCCTGGGACCCACTGGTATCGTATTATAGAGCAGATACTTGCTTGCTCTCTAAGACCGATGAATGCATCGAAATCTGGGGAGAATTTATACCCCGCCCCACCTGGCGGATTCATAATTAGCGAAGCAATTGAACGCTAATACATAGTTTGCTCTCCATGCCTAGAGGGTATGAATTTAGATATTGCGCCCGTCCTGGCGCTTTAGAATGATCAATAGACCCTCGTGTAGCCGAGCGCTGGCTCAACCTTCTGCCATAAAGAATCCAGGTTCACACCATCCCCGGGAATCCGGGTGGACTCATTGATGAGCGAGAGCGAAAGGTTCTTGAGCGTAGGTACCTGGAAACGCCCACCAGAACGAGACTGATCGTAGGGAACGCGCCGACGCTGTAAGGCTAAGGCCCGATCAATCCTATCGATCTGAATATCCTGAAGGCAATTTAACTCTCGGAGAGCAGGTGCGGCAACCAAGAAGGGTATCGCCTTGAACATCACAGGCTCATCGGGTAAGGATATAGGGTTAGAGAAAGCCTCTTCCTTAGAGAGAAGTCCCTTGTCCCAGAGCTCGAAAGCGAGCCCAGATGGAATAAGTATCTTACCTTCCTCTCCATGAAGATCCTTAATTGGAGGAGAACAGGGGTCACCGTCATCCTGCCACTCGCGTACCCTCTCTTGGGAATCCCGAATAAGTCTACGAAGAGCCAATTGATCATGCTCCTCTTGCCAAATATGAAAACTATCAATTCGACGATGAAGAGCCTTCTCCTGAGCGTCCATGGACTGGAACTTATGGTCTATCAAAACCGCATCGAGGAGGAAAGACAGATTGTCAAACTCATCAGGTTCAACAACCTCTGGTTCTCTCAGACCAGAGACCTCGGGAATTTTGAGGTCATAGTCTAGTCGAGAATTTAAACACTGGCTGCGACTGAGGTAACCGGCATGGCCCTTTGGCCACACGAACCTTTCGGGACGTGTAACTTTAGGAGCCCAACACGGAATCTCAGGGATAACCTCGGGAATGTCGACGATCGGATCGGTACGCGGAACCAGCTTCTTCCCCTCAAGGAGGAAAGATGCCAAATTCCGTTGCCAATCAGTTACGCCAACCTTGAAGTCGGCCGGTGCATCCTGACCCATCCCGCCCAAACTCTCGTGGATAAAGAGATTACGCCCTTTCAACTCAAGATTCAGAGTGTCCCGATGATGCTGGAGCCAACAAGTTGTTACATTGCAAGCAAACCGAGCAGGGACACCGCCAATCATCTCGTTAAAGACGGACGCAATTGTCTGGGTGGAATCGATACCATCACCCACCTTGCCTAGAACCTTATGCTGCCCTTTGTAAAGCCCTCCATTAAAGAAGGGAATGTAACGATCGTTTTTCATATCGAACATAGCAGAGTTCATGTTAGCATAGCGTGAATGACAGTACGCCTTTCCGGGACTCATCCGAAGACCAAATTCCTTCCCAAGGGCGACATGATCATACCACAAACCTTTCGGTCCATAGTAATACATATCATCCCCATTAACAAGAACGGTCTCTAGAATCCTTCTGGTTGCCTTTTCGTTAACAACACAGAGGAAAAGTCCTAGATTAGCAAGGCACAGAACGGGGAAACTTAGAATCGAACCCATAAGTTGGCCATTTTGTTGGTCAACAGGATCGACAGAAAGAACCTCGCCCTTATACATGAGGTCAGGGTACTCACAGTGGTGCGGGGCAAGCACGGAG